TGTTGATATTACTCCAAGACTTACTAATATAGAAACAGTAATCATATTTACTTATAAATATTTAAAAAAATATATTTTTAATTAATTTCAAATTTAATTAAATTTAAATTTAATTAAAATTATAAAAAATATAAAAATTGAATTATTTTATTTAAATACAAATTACTTATACTAAATAATATGGGGATTCCATCATATTTTAGAAAAGTAATTAATGATTTTCCAGAAGTTATAAAATCAAATGTTGATAATCAACCTTCTAATTTATTTTTAGATTTTAATTGTTGTATTCATGGATGTAGCAATGAACTTAAAAAGAACACCTATGAAAATCATGAAGATTTTGAGAAAGATTTAATTAAATCTGTATTAGAATATATTGATAAAATTTTTGATTTTGTAAAACCAAAAGAATTATTTTATATATCAATTGATGGAATTCCTCCAAGAAGTAAAATGGTTCAGCAAAGAAATAGAAGATTTATGAAAGATTGGAGAAATGAAAAATTAATATCAGCATTAAGAAAGAGAAAACTTACAAATGAAATTGATTTAATTAAGAATGAATGGAATTCTTCTGCAATTAGTCCTGGTACTAAATTTATGGATGAATTATCTAAACAAATTAATAATAAACTCAATAGTGATAAAAAATACAAATATATTAAATCTATATTATCTGATTCCCATAATGAAGGTGAAGGTGAATATAAAATATATAATTATATGACAAAAAATAAAATCACAAAAGATAGTATTATTTATGGTTTAGATGCAGATCTTATTATGCTATCTTTATTAAATAACACTAATATTCATCTTTTAAGAGAACCATTATTCTTAGAAATGCCAAATAATGAACCATTTCTATATGTATCAATTAATAAATTAAAAGAAAGTATAAAATTATATTATAATGAATATTTTCCAATAGATAAAGATAATTTAATTAATAATTATGTATTTCTATCATTTCTTCTAGGTAATGATTTTGTACCACATATATCATTTATATCTATAAAAAATAATAGTTTAGAAGAATTATTAAATTTTTATAAAAATATATCAAATAATTTAAATGAGAATATTTTAATTGTTACTGAAAATAAGAAAAAAAATACTTACAAAATAAATTATAATTTTTTAACAGAATTATTTCATGAATTATCAAAAATAGAAACAGATAAATTAATTGATATGTCAAATAATCATTTTAACAAAAGACCATTTATTAAAAAATTTGATAATCAATTAGATTATTTTAAAAATATGTTGGAATTATATCCACAATTAAATAAAAATGAAGATTTAATTAAAGTTGGACATAAAAATTGGAAGAACAACTATTATTATTATAAATTTAATACATTAAGTACAAAAGATATCCGAGATATTTCATTAAATTATTTAGAAACTTTAGAATTTACATTAGATTATTATTTTCATCAAGAGTATCATCCCACATTCTATTATAGATTTAATAATTCTCCTTTAATTTTAGATGTCTATAACTATTTACTATCATTAAAAATAGATAATATTGAGGATACTTCACAAATTAAAATTGATATTCCATATAATGAATTATATCCAAATATTAAAATATCTATTCCTTTACAATTATTAATGATTTTACCACCATCATCTATTGATTTAATTAATAAAAAATATCATAAGTTTATGACTGATATTAATCAAGGAGTTTTACATTATTACCCAGATGACTTTAAAGTTGATACATATTTAAAGGATTATTTATGGTTATGTAACCCTATATTACCTGATATTGATATTAATTTATTAAATTCTAAATTATAAACACCAATCATAAGCATTCTTAAACATTAAAAACCAAGGACTATATTCTAAATTTTTTATTTCATTACATATATTATCAGATATATATGGTAATTGCCAATTCATAATACATCTTTCAGGGTGTGGCATCATTCCTAAATGTCTACCATTATTACTACTAATACCAGTTATATTATCTATACTTCCATTTGGATTCATTGGGTAATCATTATCACAATATCTCATTACTGAATTTTTATTTAGATCTTCTATATTTTTACTTATAATCTTTCCTTCTCCATGAGCAATCCATATACCCATTTCAAGACCTTCTAAATTCTGTAAGAATATATTATTATTTTTCTCAATCTTCACATTTACAAATCTACTCTCAAACCTACCACTATCATTGCTAACTAAATCAAATTCAGTATCTAAACATTTTAATTTTGACATTAATTGGAAACCATTACATACTCCTAAACTAAATGTATAATTTTTATTATAAAAGTTATTAAACTGATTTTTAATATTTTCATTATTTTTAATTACATTATACCAGCCATTTGCTGAACCTAATGTATCTGCATATGTAAAACCTCCTACAAATACTATCCCTCTCATTGATTCTAATAAATTTTCATTTAATATCATATCATTTATAGATATATCATATACCTGAAATCCTGCCAAGTCTAAAGCAGCAATCATTTCTCTATCACCATTTGAACCCTCATCTCTTATTATTGCTACATTATATTCCTTAATATTATTTTGTACAAGTAATTTATAACTTTCTATTTCTAATAATCTATTTATTATATTCTTGGTGTAATTATAATTTAACTTGTTTTTATCACAATTTATTAAATGTGTTAGTTCTTTTTTAGCAAACTCTTTGCCAATTTGTTTAATTTCTAAATTATATGAAGTTTTTTCCCATAACTCTCTAATTTGTTTCGTATTAGTTTTCATAATATTCTCATCATTATAAATTTGTATATTAATATTTTTATTATTTGTAGTAAAACCTAATATTCTTGTAGGTATAATTTTATTAAGTTCTTCTGAGACATAATTAATGTTATTATTATCTACCTCTAATACAATACCTAATTCTTCATTAAATAGATAATCCATGAATGTATTTTCATTAACAACTATATTATCATTTAAATAAATATTAAAACCTATATCAGATGCAATAGACATTTCACAAAGGGTTGTAATAAGACCTCCATCACTTCTATCATGACCAGAAAGAATATTATCATTAATTATAAATTCTTGTATTTTGTTAAAGACTTTAATAAAATTTTCTGGATTATCAAAATTAGGAGTATTATTTCCAATCTCTTTATTTACTTGATAATATGCTGAACCACCTAACCTCATATTACCATAACCTAAATCTACAAATATGATTGTAGATGTAGTACTTTTAAATTCTGGTGTTATTTTCTTTCTAATATTTGGAACAGTGCAATATGCAGTAGAAACAAATGTTCTAGGAGATTTTATAGATTCATTATTTATTTCTGCTGACATAGATACACTATCTTTACCACCATCAATTGATATTCCTAACTCAATTAATAATTCAGATACTGAATCAACCGCATTATATAAATGATACTTTTCTTCATCAGTATCTGCTGGCCACATCCAATTGCCACATAATCTAATAGAATCAAATGATGATACTAATACAAACATTAGATTTGTTAATGACTCTGCTATTGCCATTCTTACAGACCATCTTGGATTAATTAAAGCATTTATTGGTTTTTCTCCAATTGCTGTTGCTATTCCTGTTATATCATAGTAACTAGATGCTACAATTGAGTAATTAGATAAAGGAGATTGTATATAACCAATACATTGTTGTTGTGCTATTAAACCTGTTACACTTCTATCAACTTTATTAGTTAAAAATCTTTTACTACCAACTGATAATAATGATAGAACTTTTGATAAATTATCATTAAAAATATTAAAATTATTATAAACATTTATGTATTCTGGTTCATCATTATTTCTTATTAATTTTGTAGCAGGTACTGTATTTATTACATTTGATATCAAATTAAATTTTTTTGTTATATTTGGAATTTTTGTATCGTAATCAACTACTTTAGTAATTTCGTTATTTCTACTATCATATACTTTTAAATATGTATCATTTCTAACTGTTCCTACTTCAATACATGATACATTTTCATCATCACATATTTTCTTTAAAATATTTAAATTATCAGAATCTGTAATTAATGTATAAACAACTTCTTGGTATTCACAACACCATATTTCCAATGAAGACATTGTATTATCACTTATATCTACTCTATCTAAATATATATCAGCACCATATGGTTCTATTAATTCTTTAATAACATTTGACATTCCTCCTGCTCCTTGGTCATGTATAGAGTGTATAGGATTCTTATCAAATAAATTAATACATTTTCGAATTACACGAGATACTTTATTTTCCATCATAGCATCTCCTCTTTGTACTGATTTTTGATATTTGTTTGTATCTAAATCATTATTTGTTTTTGAGGATGATGTGGAACCTCCTAAACCTATTCTAAATGCTTCTCCTCCAATTTTAACAATTTTCATACCTGGTAATGCTGTGTATTTTTCTACATGATAATTATACATACTACCAATCCCTCCACTAAACATTATAGGTTTAATCCATTCATATCTTTCATTTAATATATTCATACCAAATGATCTCGTAAAACCCTGTATAATTGGTTCTCCTATTTTATTACCATAATCAGAAGCACCATTACTTGCATCAATTAATATTTTATCAGCAGGTAATAGTAAACCATTTTTATATTTACCATCTTCCCATTCTAAATTATAATTTTCTAAATTTAAGTTACCTACGCAATAACCTGATATTCCAGCAATATTCATACCTCCTCTGCCAATACATATAGTATCTCTTATTCTTCCACCAACACCAGTTTCTGCTGCAGGAAAAGGACATATTGCAGTTGGAAAATTATGTGTTTCACATTTAATTGTAAAATGCTGTAAAATATTTTTCTTTAAAACTTCATAATCTTTAACAAATAATATTTCTGTATCATATCCTTTAATTGCAGATGCATTATCATTAAAAGCAATTATAGTACTATTATTATCATTTGTTCTCATTACATTATAGTATGGTTTTTTGATTAAATTAAATAATGTATTTGTTTTAAAAGCATATATATTGTCTGATATAAATAAATCCCCTTTGAATAACCAATGACGACAATGTTCACTATTTGATTCTGCTATATCATATAACTCAACATCTGTTAAATCTCTATCAATATTGTAATTATATAATATTTCATCATCAATACCAAGATTATTATTTTTTATAAATAACTGTGCATCAGTAATATATTCTGGTTGTATCATTTGATTTCCTACATAATTGTTAATAGGGTTTATAGAATATAATAATTTATCATAACTAATTAGATTTTTATATAATATACTACGTTCAATAGAAAATATGTTATATATTTCACATTTCCTTAAAATACATAACATATTTGTATTCCATGTTGTTTTAAAATTATCATTTGGTTTTAATTCATAAATATTATTAGTTATATTAATATTATCATAATTGGTAATAAATGGTTTTACAAGTTTTAGATTAGTATATACATTATCATATGAATCAATCGATTTTACATAATATACATACCCATATTTATCTTCTTCTTGTAATTTCTCAAAAAAACGATACAAATTCATTTTTAATTAAATTTAATTAAAATAAATTTAAATAAATTTTAAATTTAATTAAATCTTAAAATGCATTTGTCTGAAGAATTCTCAATTTTTATATTATTATTATCTATCTCTGAAATATGATAATAAATTGACTTCTTTTTATTTTGTACATGCTCTCTTTTTTTTAATTTGTAATCATATAGTCTTAATAATTGTCTTAAGATTGTAATACATTTATTTATTGTTATATTTGTTAAGAACATTTCATATTTACATGGTAAATAATACATTACTAATTCTGGTATTAAATCTTCTATTTTACATACTATATTTAAATCTTCCAAATTTGATTTAGTAAATTCTTTTTTATCAGTAAAATTAATAATACCAAAACAGTTTAATACTTTAATCATAAATTCTTGATCAGGTATCTGTTGGAATAATTGTAATTTCATATCTTATAAACATATAATATTATATTAATGATATAAAAAAAATTAAAATTTTTTTCTGTGTTTTTTAATAATACTATATATTTTTGTATTTGTAGTTTTAATATTTTTAAAGTTACCATACAATAAAATACTCATTTTATGATAATCAAATAATATATTAAATATTGCTTTAAGTTTTTCTGAATTTATATCATTAATTATTTTTTTGTATTTTTTTAAAGTAAAATTTCTATCATAATATAAGTAATTGCCAAACTTATCTAGTTTAATATCTCTATCTTTGAATAAATATTCCAAATCATTAAGATATTTACTTTTAAATTTTTTTAAATTTGTATCAGATAAACCTTTTTCTCTTAGTTCTGATAAAGAATCAAATATAATATTTAATATGTTATAAACATTATTTTTTTTATCAGACGATACAGTAATTCTAAAGCACCCATAATGTTTATAATTTTCATTACTTGTATTTACAGTGTATGTATAACCTTTTTCATGTCTTAATTTTCTACCTAATACTGATGTCATATTGTTCGCTAAAAAATCCTCAATAAAATCAATATAATATTTATTATTATCTAATTCACTAAATGATTTAAAAATCAACATAATATTATTCTGTTTTACTGGCATATTACGAATAGTCATACGATAATGGAAAGATTGTGTATTTTCTAGTTTTTTTGTAGGATTATTCTTTGCATCTGGAAATAATTTTAAACATAATCTTTTAACTTTATCCTTTAAATTTTTACCACAACTAACAACAACTAAATAATCATTAAAATATTGATCATTATATTTTTTTAAATCCTTATTTGTAATACTTTTAATATCTTTTGTTGTTCCAATAACCATTCTACTATAAGGATTTTCCTCAGATAATATAGTATTCTCTAATGTTAAATCTTCATCATAAGATTCTGGTATATTTGGTTCTCTTAATAATTTTTCTTCTAATATAATTTTTTTTTCTGTTTCTATATCATTATTTTCAAATGATGTATTAAATACTAATTCATACATTATTTTTGTAATATCTTTCCAGTTATCATCATTTGTTCTTAAATAATAGCATGTATGGTCTTTGGTTGTATATGCATTAGAGACAGTTATTTTATTAAATAAATTAAAAAAATTATCCATACTATGATTTTTAGATTTCCTGAATTTAATATGTTCTAAAAAATGACTAATACCTGTTTTACCTTTCTTCTCATGAATACTTCCAATTGGAATATAAATCTGAATTGAAAATACATTATCCTTATTATAAATGAAACGAATATCCTTTTCCTTCATATTAATTTATACAAATTTTTTTTTAATATTTTAATTAATTTAATTAAAATAAATTAAATTTAAATTTAATTAAATTTATAAAAATTATTGACCATCTATTAATGCAATTCTTCTTCTTAAAACCATTACCATTTCATTCATTAAATCATCTTTTTTATCTTTTTTCTCTATTATAGTTTTTTTTAACTTAATTTCCCCTGAATTTATCTGTTTGAATACATCACTCATATTATTTTTATTTTCTTGCTTCTTATTTTTATTATTTTCTTTTCTTTGTTTTATAATATCGTTTATATTATTAGATTTTTTAGAGTTTGATAATGGAGGAGGTGGTGGCGGTGGAGGTGGCGGTGGAGGTGGAGGTGGCAGTAAAGTATTTGCTGAAATATTAGTTGTATTTTTAAATAGATTACAACTATTTGTAAAATCTTTAATTTGTATTTGTAAAAGTTCTAAATTAAAACCATATTTATCTTGATTAATCCAAACATTTTTAATCATAAATATACATTTTATTTTACTTTCTTTTACAATTTGATTAATATTTACTAAATTATTATTATTATCATATATGTTTAATTTATTAACATATATTTCTTTAAATCTGAACATTTTAATGTTACTATTACGTTTGTTTAAAACTATATTTGAGTAAAATTGTTTATCTTCAAATAATCCACTATTAAAACTATTAATTTTGCTAATTATTTTTTTATACAAAATTGTAATAAAATTTAAGAATTTTTCATCATTATATTCGCATAAATCTAAATATTTAATAATATTATCAAAATATATAAAATTATAAGGTAAATACATTAATGGACTCTGAAATAATAAATTATTTTGAGAACTATCAAATATATTTAATATAATTTTATTATTAAATTTTATTGGTTTTTTCACTTTAACATTTTTATAAACTTCATTTATATCATAAGAAGTTATTATATTCATATAAAAATTGAAATATTTAAATACATTAATATATTTTATTTATGATTAAATTTTAAATATATTAAATGGATAAAAATGAGATAATATTATCATATGAAACAACAAATTTATTAAAAAGTATAATTAAAAAACAAAATATAGAATTAATTAAAAAAATAGCAAAAGATTATAAAAGAAATAGTAATAATATTATTTATAAATATGAAAAAGGTGAATACTTCTGAAATTATATTCTGTATAAATTATCATTAAAATCTATGGTATGCAAGTAAATATTATAAGAGTAATATAATGCCAAAGAAATTATTACAGTATTTAGAAGATATTTTGCATTTAATTCATAATTTTCTGGTGAAAATGCGATTTTTTTATCTGATATCTTTTTTAAAAGGTCATTGATATCTGCTAAATGTTCTTTTTTAATAAAGTATTCTTTTTCTAATACATCTTCAAAATGTGCATTAAAATGTGTATCAAATTCTTTATTAAAATTATCTACAGAAACAGGGGTGTCATTTTCTATATTTTTTAAATTATTTATGGTAATAATTTCTATTGTATTTATTATTTCACTGATAATTTTATAAGATTTATTTTTTTTTAAAATTTTAATTAAATCTTCATTTTTTAAAATTTCAGAACATATTTTTTTATGTTTTTTAATATTTGAAATTTCTGTATTAAATAATTGTTTCTTTTCATTATTAAGTTCATTTATTTGTTGTTTAATAATATTTAATCTATCGGTCATTGACTCATTGCTCGATGAGGAAGTAACCTGTGTTAATTGGGTTTCAAGATTATTAATTTGACTATTTATAGAATCAATATTACTATATAAATTATTATTTTTTTGAATAATATAATTTATATTATCAATTAATTTTTCATTGTCATTATTGGTTTTATTTCTTCTTTTCTCAAATTTCTTTATATTTTTTTTATCATAACCAAGTTCTCTTAATTTCATTTTATTTTCATTAATTTCTCTTTGTTCTTTAATTTTATTTTTTTCTGTTTTTACTACAGAAGTTATTACAGACCCACCCCTTTCAGTACCACCTTCCATATTATTAATTTTTTCTGTAATTTTATTATCAATATTTTCTTTAATTTTTTCGATTAAATCCATAGGGTTAAAACTAATAAATAATTGAATTGCAACAACACCAACAATTATAGCGAATATAATATTAATTGTGAATTCAGTCCAAGGGAATAATGGTAATTTTGGATTTTTATTTAAGAAACTACAACATTCATATAATCTCATTACTTCTTTTAAACTATTATAAAGATCCTCCATAACAATATTTGTAATATCATCTTCATCTAAGATAGTATAATCATTTCCTGAATTATATTTTGAGAAAATAGCTTTATTATTATTCATTTTACCTTTTATGCTATAGAGGTCTAAAATTTTATTAATTTTAGATTGATTATTTTCATAATCATCAATATCCTTAATTATTACTATATTGTTCATTTTTTCTTGTAAATCTAAAAGATTTTTAGAAAATATATTATTATTATTTTTCATTATTAATTCTTGTACATTTATGAATGACTCAATTTTATACCAATATGAAAATATAATCATGTTAACTAATATAATTAATGAAATTCTTCTTATAATCTTTAATACTGTTAACTCCCTTTTTTCATCGTTTGATCCAGCTTCTTGAGTATTCTGATCAGACCCTATTTTATTACTATTATATAATTTAGATGATTCTTCCATAAAGTAACATACAAAATCTACAACAGAAATTGCAATTATTGTGTAAGATAAATCTTTAATATAATTATTTGAGTTTCTTCGTGATTCTATATCTTCAAAAATTTCATCTTTAAATGAAGATTTAAAGTTATCAATTTTATATACAGTATCAATTATCTTTGTATTAAGTTCTTTTAATTGATCAGTAGTATAATATTTTAAAATAGTATTAAATCTAGATTTGCTAATAATATTTCCTACAGTTTTAGGTTTATCTTTATTTTCAGTTTTTTTATAAATTTCATAATCATTATATATTATATTGATAAGACTCTTGTAATTTAAAATGATATCAAATTTATTTATCTCAATTTTTTCATCTTTTAAATTTATTTTATCAAAATGATGATAAATGAATTTAATAAATTCATCTTTTTCTATTTCATTCAGATATATTTTTGATATAAATATATTTTTAATTACTTTAAAAATATTTAAATTATTTATTTCATATTTAGTGTTTTTATTAAATGCTTCTTTTTTAATCTTATTAAAGAATATATCAATTTCATTATCATCTATAATATCTAAATTATTTTTAAAACTTGAGTTATGATTAACCTCAACTAATCCTTTAATACCACATTTATTATTTAATGAACATTTAATAGATTCTAT